AACTTTAGCTTCTTTAGCGGCTTCTTCACCGATTTGATCGATTTCTTTTAAATTAAGTTCTTCTTTAATTAATTGACGAATTACTGATCGTAATTGAGATTCTTGTAATTTCATATTTCTTTTTTGATCATTTATCCATGCGTTAGCGTTACCTTCACCTTTAATAGTTTTAACTTCTTTACCATTTTTAAAGATTACATATATTCCGTCACCTTTATATTCTTTAGTAAACATTTTATCTATATCACTTAATTCAGGTTTTTTAAATCCTATAGGATCATTAAACATTCCAATACCTTCTTTTAATTTAACTGGTTCCATACCTGATGAAGCGTATTTACCTTTTACTTCTTTAGTTTTACCTAAACCTGGTGCTTCGTCTGTATATCCAATACCTTCAATACCGAAAGCAGCGTTTTTAGTATAGTATAAGTTATCTTTTTTAAGATTCTTTAATACAATTTTCTTTAATTCATCAACAGTTTTACTGTTATTTTCTGATTTATTTGTTTCAATTTGAATACCATTTAAGTATTGGTCAAAAATAACATCATTACCAGTTTCTGCTTCATATTGTTTACTAGCAGATTTTTCTTTATATTCATCTACTTCTTTAGATGGTTTAGAAGCATCAGCTTTAGTTTCTTTTTCTTCAGATGAAGCATTATATTCTTTAGATTCTTTAATTACACCTAAAAATTTCTTAAATGTAGTAAGTATATCTGATCCACTATTAATAGCATTAATACTTGCTTCATCATATAAGAAATCGTTCAATTCATCTTTATAAATGTTAGGATTATATTCTTTGTTTATAGATTTAGCTACATCATAATAATTAAGTTCTGTAACTATATTTTCATTAAATAGTTTAAACCAATCAGGTTGTTTATTATTACCTGTAGTTATACCCCATAAGTTTTCATTTAGGATCATGTTTTCAGATATAATACCACGTTGAAGAAGTATTTTAGATGCTGAATTAAATTCATAATGATTAGGTATTAAATTTGGGAATAAAGATTTAGCGTGTTTTAAAAACACATCTTTAGCTCCTTTGCCTTCTTTAATTGAATTGTATTGTTCTTGAAGTGTATTTCTCATGTTAATATTGTTTATAATAAATATTATTTATATGTTTTACCCCATAGATCTTTATAATCTATAGCTTTAGATGATTTTGCTTGTTTTTTGCGATTAACAGGTTTAAATCCAAATGCTTTCACATAATAATTATCTTTAACCCCATCTTTTCCAGCTTTAGGACCAGGACCTAAATTACCTGTACCATATGCTGTTTCATCTATGTTTTTTACTTTTTTAAATGCTTTAGGTGTAGCATAATTCATACCTACACCAGCACTAAATGCTCCTCCAGCTGTACCTCCACCAGTCATAGACATTTCTTGTAGAGTTTTTTTAACTAATTCTTTTAATTTATCTGGGGTCATTTTACTGATTTTAATTCATCAACTAATGAATAGTATTGTAATAAATTTACTAAATCATCATTTGATATTTTTGAAGTTTTATTAATTTCTGTGATTAATGATATAACTTCATTTAACTTAATTTGAGTTACTTTATCAGTAACTGATTTATTTAATTTAGTTAATTGAGTTTTAATTTCATTAATTTTAATGTTATAAAATTCTCTTAAACGTGGGGTATTATCTACTAAGTTGATAAATTCTCTTAATACTACCTTTTGATTATCATTTAAAGAATTATATTTACCATTAAATTTTTCTAATAAAACTTGATATGTTAATAGACGTAAATCTTTATCATATTTTTTAAACTCTTCAATAATATTCTCTCTAACTTCCTTTTCTTTAACTGGTTGAGCAGTTAAATTTTCTAATAATGTTATTTTATTAGAAATAATTTGGTTAGGATCTGTTAATTCTTGATTATTATATATTTCAATTAATGTATATAATGCAGCTTGAGATGTATAATTTGGAAGTTTAGTTCTAAAAAACTCATCTAAATTATAATGAGATTTAATTTCACTAATTAAATTATACTTTTCTTTACGTAAAATAGTTCTATTCAATTTACGAGATGCTTTTAATACTTCTTCAATGATCATATTAGCTTTAGCTTCTGTAATTTGAGACTGTTTTAACACAGTATCATATAATTTATATTCTTTACTTAATTCTGTTTTAACAAAATATTTTTTTAAAATATTAATTGATGGTGACTCTTTACCTGATAATGTGTCTGCTGTAATTTGTCTAACTAATAGTTCAAATATTAAGCCTGAGTTTTTGAATTTATTATGTTTTATTAACATTATAAGTAAATTTTATTATAAATATGTTAAAAGTATTAATCCTTAATAAGATTTTCGTCTAGATATGTTCCAGTTGTTCTTTCTTTATCAAATACTAATTTTTTCTTCATAGATTCTAGTATTACTTTATTTTTTAAAAATTCATAGTGGTTATTTTCTAATGCTAATGGTGATCCTCCTTTATAATTAGGTGTACCAAATGATTCTTGGTCATCAACTTTATTATCTTTTCTACCTAATCTATCACGACCAAGTGAGTTATCTTGTGTGTTAATATTAGATACTTTTTCTTTTGGACGACCTAATGGAGTTTTTTCATCATATCCATCAGGTACAGTACCATGATTTTTAGTATTACCGTATAAATAAGCTAAATCATGTGGTGTACCATAAGACTTACCTGTTTCTAATGGATCATTACCTTCTTCTTGAATCTGTGTTAAACGGAAATCACGTTTAGCATCTTCACGAATTAAATCTCTATACTCATTATATTGTTCATCACTTACATGGAATAAATTATCATAAATCCAATCTGATGGGAATAATTTTTTCTCTAAAATATTACCAGCTAATTCTACTTTTTCTTTTAATAAAGCTATACGTTCTTGATCGTATATAATTGATGGTGTGGTTAATGATAATTCAAAATTAGTTAATGATTCTTCAGTATAACCTTGAGTGTATAAGTGAATTAATGCTATTTTGTATAATTCAGATACTAATATACGTTGTATACGTTCTATAGTACGAGCAAATCTAATATCTTCAGCGGCTAATGTAGCTTTACCAGTTAAGTCTTTTTCATAACCCATAAAAGCTTTAGGTACCTTTAACGCTGCAAATAATTTATCTCTTAAATATTCAACGTCTTTAATACCATCATATTCTAATCCTTTTGTTGTATCAATTTTAGTTGATTGGTCATTACCACGAATTGGAATATAAAAATCTTCCATCATGTTTTGCATATTGAACTTCAAGTTATAATCACCTGTTTTAGGATCAATATATGGAGTACGTTTCATAGTATTAACTGTTTTTTGCATGAAGCCTTCTACTTCAGCTGGGTTAATACCTGCTACATTAATATAGAAAACACGTTTTTCTGGTGCGCGAACAATACGATGAACTAACATCGCATCTTCCATTAATGTATATTGTTTAAATAATCTACGAGCTGGTTCAATATAACTTCTACCATATGGTAAAAAGTTAGTGTCAGATAATAAACGGAAATGTGCCATTTCGTAATTATCAAAATATATACTATTGTTTGTATTTGAACCTGGTAGATTATAATATCCATATTCACCAGCTGATAATCCTTCAGGATCATATCTAAATCTTACTGATGATGGATTTTCACGATCAAACATTTCTTGTCTTTCAATGTGGTATGCAGTATATGGTATAACATTGTAAACACCATATTTCTCTGCTATTTCTAGTTTTAAGAAAAAATCACCATATTTACACATTTGGCGAGTCCATGACCATAAGTTAAATTCAATATTTAATACATCATAAAATAAGTTGTATAATATTTTCTGAACATCTTCATCATTTGACTTAATATGTAATACTTCATCTTGTTCATTTTTAAGTGTACATTCATCTGCTATAATATCTAAAGCAGAAGCTACAATAGCATCACCATCCATTACATCATACTCTGAATATAATTGAGTACGTAATGTTTGGTAATTAAAGTTTTGTTGATAACCATATAATGAAGTAGGACTTGTAGTGTAGATTCTATTAAATCTATCTAATAATGAGTTAGTTTCAATCTCGCCAGAACGTTGGATTGCGTTAACATCTATTACTTTAAGTTCATTTCCTCCAACATTTCTGATGACAACATCTGTTGAGAATAATCGTTTTAATCGTGTAAATATATTAGTGTCTGCCATAATTATAAATATGTTATCTTAGTAACCAGCTTATGTCTTCTTTTTGGCCGTTTACATCCATGTCCCAGGTTTTTGTTGGTGAATAAAAATTATTATTTGCTGAATATGCTCCAGCATTAAATGAAGTCTTTGTAAAATTATTTAATACAGATTTAGATAATTCAGTACCATTTTCACTAAATCTTAAAGCAGTATCTCTAACATACAATCCTATGCCTAAACTCATAACTAAATCATCATTATAACCTGCTTGTGCTTCAGCTCTGCCGTTTTTCCAAATAAATACTTTCATTTCTTCAATTAAACGTTTAGATTGTATTATAACACTTTTTTCACTTATATACTCTCTAAAC